AAGGCGAGACAAAGTCGGGAAGTCGCAAGTTTAGCGCGGAAGATTACAGGGAAGCAGCAAAGAGCTACCGTGATGAAGGCCGTGACGATCTTGCAAAACTTGCAGAACAAAAAGCTGGTGACATTGAAGTTGAGGAAAGGAAAGAAGTCGAGCAAAAGACTCAAGCGGAACTAAAGTCTGCCTGGGATAAAAATTTGCTTGATGAAGTAGAAGCAAATCCAGAACTCAAAGATTCAAACAGCACATTGTATAAAGCCGTATCGGAAATGTTGCAAAACCACGCAATCCTGCGCAATTACCCAGCAGGGATCAAGGATGCGGTTGGAATTGCGAAGGTGAAGCTCCAAGCGGAGTCCGCCTCCGACTTGAAAAAGAAGGTTGCAGAGTATGAGAAAGAACTTTCTCAACTCAGAAAAGCGACTACTCCAGCGTCTGGACAACCAAAAGGTCCTGCCAAGACTAAAGCTTTTCACGAACTCTCGCTCGATGAGCAAGAACGTGAATTGATGAAAATGGCAAGCGAAGTTGACAGAGGTTGAGTAGTCATAACAAACAAGGATACTTAATTATATGGTAACTACTGGTTCAGTCAGCGCGCAGTTCCAGACGTACTTCTCGAAAGCGTTATTGGAACGTGCAATCCCATTGCTCCAAATGGAGCAATTCGCAATGAAAGCCCCCTACCCGACCAAAACTGGCGGGAATAAAACCATAAGGTTTTTTAGATTTGGGGACCCAAGCATCACTGCGATTTCCGCCCTGTCGGAAGGAACAACCCCATCCTCTGGTGACGAGCGTGATCTCACGTTGTCTTCAGTGGAAGCCACGCTTGTACAGTACGGAAGCAAGATCATCCTAACGGATGTTGTTCTCGCAACCGAATTGTTCTCGCACTTGGCACAGGCCACCAAACAACTTGGCGAAGATGCCGCCCTCCACGCTGACACACTCTGTCACCGCGCGTTGGTGCAGGATTCTTCGACCAGCACTGGTACTGGCGTAGCCACCAAATCGTATGCTCGTTATGCTCAGAACACGACTAACGGCACGACCTGGGCTACATCGTCCATTGCTAACAGCGCAATTACTGCCACCGACTTGCTCGATGGTGCTACTTCGTTGTTCATCGCTCGCGCTCCTAAGATCAAGGACGGCTACGCGCTTGTTGCGCATCCTGCCGTTATCCGTGACTTGCAGCAGGACGATGATTGGTTGAAGGTTTCGAGCTACTCGAATCCCGAAGCCATCTTCAAGGGTGAGATCGGTAAATTGTTTGGCGTGTCGGTGATTTCCTCAACGAACGTACAAACCTTCAATACCTCCGCTTCTGGCATCGCAGAGAACAGCGTTGGAACAACTGGTGTTAACACTGGTTATGCCAACGTCCTCCTCGGTGGCGGCGCGTTTGGTGTTCCTAGCTTGTCCTCGTTGGCAGCCTCTGGCTCGCCCTTCGCTCCGAAGGTCACGATCCTCGATGCTCCCGATAAGAGCGACGTTTACAACCAGCGCGTAATTGCCTCGTTCAAGACGTTCTATGCGGCCAAGCAACTCGATCCTCGGTTCTTCCGAGTCATCGTTGCGAAGTCCAACTATAGCTAATAATTAAATGGGAACTCTAGTAATCGCTATGAGTCCTCGGAAAGCTGGGGAGGATAAAACCTCCCCAGCCTCTTCCTCATCTGAAAAACCTATGAATAAAATGTTAAAATCTGGAATGGTAATGCTTCCTATTTCCAAGTTCGAGATGAACGATGGAAGTGAGAATGTTTCACCAGAAGTAGGTGATTCTGTAGAACTCTCTGGAACAATTGACATGATCGAAAATGGTGTTGCCCACGTTAATGTGGAACACGCTATGAGCGAGAGTGAATCCAAGGACAAGTCGGAAGACATGGCCGAAGGTGAAAACTCAATGTCCGAAGAGGAAAAGATGATGAAGATGGCCGAGGAGTCGGATAAGAATAACTATAGCTAATATGCCTATTTACCAGTACGAGGACTCCAGAAATGGGAAAGTTGTCGAACTGGAAAAGGCTGTGGCCGAAAGGGATTCTGTCCCTCGTTATCTTAAACGATTCACCGTCCCTCAAAGATTGAGCCTAGTGGGGGTTGGCGAACCCCTCGACAACCCGCTGGGAGTCAATCAAACAAACTTGATGAAGGGGTACTACCGCCAAGAACAAAAGCTTGGCAGTAGGTTTAGAAGCCAGTACACGCCAGATAGTATCAAACGTGCGGCTATAAGGAGAAAAAAATATGGCAAATGAATTTGTACGAAGCCAACGCAAGGCCAAGGGAAAAGCTATCCGCTTTGATACCCAAGGTCAGACAAACGTAATTGAGTTTACGGCAAGCTCCAGTGGTGGCACGGTTAATACTGTTGCAACATCCCCTGCGTCATTGAACGTGACTCTTAACGGCACGTCTTACAGAATCGCATTACACAGCTAATTGTATGCGACTCTTATCCCGCCTTACGCTTGGTAATGCTGGGACAATTATTGCATCGTCAGCTTCCACTAATACCGGAAGCTACGATGCGGTAACTGCTCTCACTCAATCCACAGCTACTCTTGTTATTAGTGGTGCAACAACTTCTGCCACATTTAATGCAGGAGTAACAGTGTATGGTGACATCGACCAAGTTGCTTTAACTGGCGGTGCAATGGCAATTTACAATCGCAAGGATTAAATGATAATAATATGTCAAGAGCATTAGATAAATTTCAAGGTCAATACGGATTTTCTGTTGGAAGCACTGGAACAGCCACGGCTGGCTATTGGGCGATCCAGATGCTCACGGATACCACGTTTAGCGCAATCAGCGGGAGATATTACGGAACGCTTACTGGCGTAACAATTGGATCTGGAAACATCATTTACGGAGAGTTTAACAGCTACACGGCTGGAACTGGCACTGTGATTGGTTATATAGCTGGTTAATTTTAGCCAAAATCATTCATCCACAGACTTAATCTACTGGTGGATGATTGTATTGTAATTATATGCCAAGACTTTCACTAGGACTAGGAATACAGACTAGACGAAAAATTGGAAGTGGTGGGCCTGCACCCATCACAACATCCAGAGCCTTCAACTCTTCTGGAGGGCAAGTTGGCTCAACAAATACTGGAGATATACCTGTATCTTGGATGCTAGATGAGGTTACAGTAACTTCTGTTATTTTTGCAAATGACAATAGCGTAACGAATATTGGAACTAGCTCATTCGCTGGTTGCACTAGCCTAGCTTCCGTAAGCATTCCATCCAGCGTGACAATTATTGGAGATCATGCGTTTCAAGCGACTCCAATAACCAGCATCAGCATCCCAAGTAACGTAGCAAATATTGGAAGTTATGCGTTTTATGAATGCTATAGTTTAACCAGCATTACTATCCCTAACAGCGTAACGAGTATTGAGAACTTTACTTTCGGCCAATGTGCTGGCCTAACAAGCGTCACCTTCACACCAACTTCCAGCGTAACCAGCATTGGAAATTCTGCATTTGCTTATAATACTGGTTTAACCAGCATCACTATTCCAAACAGCGTGACGAGTATTGGTAATTATGCGTTTAGAGCTTGCGATATTCTGACAAGTGTAACATTGGGAAATGGAGTAACAAGTATTGGAAGTTATGCGTTTTATCAATGCACTAATATAACCAGCATCACCATCCCTAACAGCGTTATAAGCATTGGAAGTTTTGCATTTGGTTATACTGGTTTAACCAGCATCACTATTCCAAACAGCGTGACGAGTATTGGAAGTTATGCATTTAGGAATTGCACAAACCTAGCTTCAGTTCTTTGCCGTGTTCCACAATCAGCTTTTATTGGAAGTGCCGCATTTTACAGCACAGCCTCGCCATTGGTGATTCAAGCCAGAATAACCGACACTTCTTGGACGGCTGGGGTTGGACTAACCTTCCAAGGAAACACAAATGTTACAGTGTTAAAGACCTTGTAGAAATCCTTATTTTAGTTCACACTACTTCTATGTCTAAAACCATTCACTTTGTATCTGGCCTACCAAGAGCAGGGTCAACCTTATTAATGAACTTGCTGGCACAAAATCCTAAAGTTCACTCAACCGCAACCAGCGGATTGCACGAAATTGGCTACATAGCTAGACAATTTCACGGCACTGAAGAGTTTAAGGCAATTCCTATCCCCAAGGATGGCGAGACTTTGTTCTATGATTATGTGAAGGGTGGGTGCGAGAATGCTTTTAATAGGCTAACAGACCGCCCTATTGTAGCAGACAAATGTCGTTCTTGGATTGGGCATTTAGATATGCTTTTTGCAATCTGGCCTAATGCCAAAGTGCTAGTTCCGCTTCGTGATATGCGGGGAATCCTATCTTCTTTTGAAAAGAAATGGCAGAAGCATCCTTTCCCGTTTACTGGCGTGGAAAAAGAAAACCCCCAAAATTGGACAACAATAGAGAAGAGGTCGCAGGGTTGGCTTAATATGCCCCCACTTGGTATTGCAGTTGAAAGATTGTCTGATGCAGTAAGGAGGCATAAAGACAAGCTGCATTTTGTTCACTTTGAATCTTTGACTGAAGAACCAAAAGAAACGATGCAAGCCGTGTGGAATTATTTAGGGCTAGACTCACCAATTCACGACTTTGATAATGTAGAACAATACACCACAGAACACGAACTTGGCTGGCCTTATGGAGATCACACTATCCGTAATAAGGTTGAGCTATTAAAAAAAGATTGGGACAACTTGCTTGGAAGAGAATTTTCTCGCAAGATTGACGAATCATTTAAATGGATTAAAGAACTATAATGTCAATTATGTTTATTGCCCTATTGCTATGTTCCTGCTCTCACAAGCCAGTGGATAGCAATGTTTTACCGCGCTATTCAGATATGGGTGCAGCATCCGACTTGGGGGCTACTAAGCCATGAGCGAGGAACAAGTTTGGAATATGGAAGTTAGGCTCGCTAGGATGGAGGAACGTCAGCTTCAGCTTTACGCAATGGTCGAAAGGTCACTTGCTTTTCATGGGGATGTTGCTAATAGATTAGGTGCGCTAGAACACCTGCGGACGAAGGTTCTGGCTGTAGCTGGGCTGATAGGGCTTGCTTGCTCAATGGCCTGGGATGTCCTAAAAAACCGCCTTTTTAACTAGGAGACTAAATGCCCACACTTGGAACACAGACGATCAGTAGTAGTTACGCACAGCTAATCAAGACGTTTAGCACTGGTGGTATTGATGGCACGTTGCAGGTTATTACTGATGGTGATAATACGTCATCCGCCTTATCCCTTTCCACTACTGGCGTGCAAAGCACTGGTTCATTTACAGTTTCAAGCAACAGCAGTCTTTTAGGACCTGTTACTTTTGGATCAAACATTACAGCGTCAACTGGTACGGCCACGATTGGAACGCTGTTCGCATCTGGCCTAGCAACATTTGGAACAAACTTTACTGCCTCTACTGGAACTGCCACGATTGGCACTGAGTCGGTAAACGTATCAACGATTGCTTCCGCTACATTTGGAACAGCCAGAATTACTGGATCTACTGGGGGATTAACTTCACTTAATACTGGTTCTACCTCATTTAGTGGCGCAACACTTCAAGACCTTGATTCAATAACAAGTGGATCAAATATAACAACTGGAACATTTACAGTTTCTGGCGCAGCGATTGGTGATATTGTTTTTGGTGGACTTACTTCACTTAGTTCAAGTTCTGGTACTGCTGGAGTTCCC